CTCGGTGACAGCAATCTGTTGCGATTGCACAGTCAATTCTTCGGTACGGCTTTGCGCCTGTACCTTGATCTGCTCGGTCTTTATTTCCTCTATCTGCTTTTCAATCTCAAAACCGGCTTTCTTTAATTCCAGTTCGCGCTCGATCTGCATTTGTGCCAATGCAATCTCATGTTTCTTGTCGGCACGATCCTGAAAGAATGACAGGATGGATGGTAGACCGCCCATAAGGAACGACAAAGAACTGGAGACAAGAGATAGCATTTCAACCTCGATAGTAAATTGCTACGAAAATAACAATGCCGCCAATGCCAAGAAATACAAAAATTCCTGCCATCATTAGCATTTCTTCTTGCTCTTGTTTTTTTCGCGCCGCCCTATCTTTGGCTAATCTTGCTTTTCGTATCTTCTCGCTGTTTTCCGCATCCTGTTCGCCGCTGATCCTGTTGCGCTCGGCGCACAATTCGGCATACAAATCCATCTCGCCTTTTAGAGCAAACATATCGCGCAGTTCACGCTCAAACTCGCGCATTTGCTTGCGTTGCATGACAATCGTAAATGCTTGAGACAGGACGCTTTCTTGCGCCGCGGCCTCTTTAGGATCATCTGACTTAGGCTGAGTCTTTAGTACCTCAACTTCTTTCGCGGCCTTCTCAATCTGACCTTGGGCTTTAAAGAATTTGCTTAGATCGTCATAGCAATCTTTAATCTCATGTCCGAGATTGATGGCTTCCTTGACAAAGCCAACACTGGTCTTAGCCAGCGCGAATGCTGCTCCGATTGTGATCGGATCAATCATTGCATCTTGACCATCAACATGAACAGTGTGCCGATGATCCCGCAACCACCAAGGATCAATGCTGCCGCAGCACCGATCATTATGGTTTCAATGCGCTTCAGCCTCGCATTGACTGACCGCATCTGTATCTCAATGCTTTCGTATCGAACAGCACACACATCAATGTGACTGTCAATCTTGGCTTCGACTTCAGCGGCAGTTGCCATACTTACCTCAAGTGTGGGATGACCTGTTCAGGTCGAACAAACTTCTCCTTGTCGTGTTCTGTCTGTTCCCACCAGAGAAACTGATTCGGCGCGAGGCACGAACGGTCTTTGAGTAGGTTTGTGTTTTCAGGATGCCCAAAAATCTTGGGATCGGATACTGACCACAATACAATTCCCGGCTTGCCAACATCCCATGCTAGATGCTGGAAAAAACTATCGCACGAAATCCATGTTCGTGAAATTGACAGTAACTTTGTTAACTCTGCAATAGATAGATTTTGCCTGAAATCCGGCACAAGTTGAAGTTCATCTTTTACCCCAACTTGAATAATTGGCTCATCAATTAAAGAAATTAGTTCAGGCCACCACGGGTAATTCTTGGGGTTTTCCTTGCCATTAATTAATTTCTTGCACCACGGCGCGATTAGTAGCATAGGTACAGCTTCCTAAAGGCATCCTCAAGACTGCCTTCCCACTTCCATTCAGCCATCTTTTTATAAACCGACCACTGGTCTAGGTTGCCAAACAACGCTTGCGCCTCGGCAATAGACCGCCCCGGAACGATGTCAGGATAGCAGCAGAACACTTCCGCATTGGGCAAACTAGGTAGCAGTCGCTTGAACACCAGATGATCGCCCATGCCGTTGTCTAGCACCACTACGGTCTTGTCCTTGAACGACAAAGTATTCCTAAAGATTTGCTCGTCGTGCGCGTACAGTTCTTCCTTGGTTTCGCTGCGGATGCCCCCGGTCGGGCTTTTCAAATGCCATGTCACGCAAGGAACCACCAGCAGCTTGTAGCCTTTGTCATACAGCCCGTAGCTAAACAGCGTTTCCTCCCGATGCGCTACCCGCGACAGGCCAAGGTTGTAGTCATGCACCCCTGCTCGATAAAGGAATGAGCAATGCAGATGCTGCACTTCCTCGGCCTTCATCACCCTGCGCCATTGCGGATGCGGCTCAGTATCAATGTTGACCAGTTTGCCGGTAGGTTTGGAATCCTCGAAACGCAACGGCGCAGTCAAAATTGATCCACCAACCGCACCAATGTTATGCAACGGCTGTTCATAAACAGTCCGTGTATAGCTAAACAAGGTTTGCAGCACATTGGGTTCTGGAATGGCATCATCATCTACCCGCCAAACCCATTCATAACTCATCGTATTGGCTATCTGATGATTGTGATGCTGACCTTTCTTTCCGGCAAACGCCCATTCCCAAGGGATGCCCTTGATGTCCATCATCTGAAATAGCTGCGAATAGATCGGATCGTTACGCAAATCTTCCGGCTGGTCATTGTCATCAAAAATGATCAGCTTATCGACTTTCATCGACTGCATAATCACTGCCTGAATCGCCATCGGCAGCGTAGTGCGATAGCGCCCTCGCGTCGAGATAGAGCAAAGGATTCTATCCATTTGTCCACCGCGCAATCAGCAAGTTACATTTGTTAGTTTCGCTGATGGCTTCAGCAGTGTCTGTGATAACGCCAGCTTGGTTGATGTAATTGAACTCAAAGCCGGGGAAGTGGCTTTCATTCAGCCCATGCAGCTTGTGATGCGGCCCCCAGAATCCTACTGGTTCATTCATGGGCACGGTTATCAACAGTCGAGTGCAATGCTTCTTTAGACGCTCGACAATCTCAAGGCCATTGTCCAGATGTTCGATGACTTCAAAAGCTACGATAGTGTCATAGAACTCTAGGTCATAGGTATTGATGTCGGCATGAACAAACTGTGCGTCACTCCATCCTTGTTCTTGCGCTACCTCAACAATGATCGGATCGTAATCCAGACCAAGATACTTCGCGGCCTTTAAAAATTGTCTGCCGTATCCAGAGGAACATCCAATCTCTAGCAGTCGAACACCAATACGATTTTTCTCTGCCCATTCATACCTAGCAGTCTCTCGCGGGAAAACTTCATCATCCTTCAGGAACACTGCTCGTTCCCAATAGTTTGATAGCCGCCAGCGATACCACTTAGAGTTGTACTTCTTAGCCAGCTTCAGGGAGTTGCGAAGGAATATGGTATCCCAACCCTGCACTAGATCAGGATCGTGTACTGTGCCCTCGCCTTTGTGATAAATGGGGAAACTACCTACATACTGATTGTTTTCCCATGTCTTATTAACTACTTCCAGCACTTCAAATCCGGCATTCTCTGTTTCAATGCAGAACTCAGTATCTTCACCACTACCGACACCGTATTCCTCATTCAATAGTCCAATCGCATCAAACACTTTGCGATGCACCATCACGCAAAAGAATATGGCAAACGGTCTGCCAGCCGGTTCAGAATCGCCTTTGATGACGCACGATATGCCGCACTTGTCATGCGCCGCAAAAGGTTTGTCTAGCAGATCAAGCCATTGATTCTGTGGCTGATCCAGCAGCACCGTGTCGTTGTTCAGAAGCACGATCTTGTCGGCAGTTGCTACCTTGATGCCTTCATTGGTAGCTTTGGCATAGCCTAGCGCCGCATCATTCCAGATGACAATGACATGGGGCGCGGCAGTGACAAGATACGCAAGGTATGCCTTGGTATTGTCTGTGCATCCATTAGCAGATATGACTAATTCAACATCGGTCATATCGGTGTGCTTCAAAATGGAATCAATGCAAGGCTTTAGATATTTTTCACAGTTGTTGTATGTTGGTATAACTATCGTGTATTTCATATTGTCCTGTAAATTAATTTTCGTTTATCTTGTCCATTACTTCTTCAATACTTTCTTTTACTTCCCAAGAATTTCCATTCATACCAAACGCAACCGTAACCTTTGTTCCATCTTCTTGCAAATTTTCAAAAAACGACATGATCATTTCAGTATTTATGATCAAACCTTCACCGATTCGACCTTTGGTAGCATTTGTTAGTTTAATAAGTTTCATACTTGATCCCATGATTGATTGGCTTCATTCCAATTGTATTGCTTATCATCAGTCGGCATAGGAATAGGTGCATTCCACAAACAAGTATCTTCATTCAAAATCCAAGACGGATAAGGTTTTGGAGAAATGAAGGCATCTCGTTCGGCATCATAAGTGTAACCCAGACCCGCATAATTTTTACGGAATGGAGTGCCGCCAAGGGCGTGAACACCACCATGCGTATTGTAAGAAGTCTGCTTATAGACATCGCCAGTACGCGCCGTCAGTTCTGCCTCTTTGCCGTTGTCCTCATCCCTGCCGACAGTGACAAACACCACTATATTGTTTTCATCAAGTTTTGCAAAATGTGCCATGATTTTTCCTATGCAAACGAAACGGTTTCTGATCCAGTTGATGTTGCGGTAACAGTATAAATCTTGTAGCCACCGCCAGTAGTAGAGGTTTGCGTCACGCCACCGGAGAATGTCGCTGTATAGGTGTCAGGAATTTTGATGACAACAACGCCTGACGAACCTGCTGTTGTAGAATTATTTGCGCCATGCCCACGGTTTGCGGTTGCTGCCCATCCAGTACCGTTTGCACCAGAGGTTGGCGGGTCATACCCTCCAGTTCCACCACCACCTGCGGAATAATATATTCCTGTGCCAGTTAAAGCGTTAGAAACACCGGCTCCACCTGCACCCCCTACGGTTTGACTTACTGTGCCTAAACCAACGCCGCCAGCACCTCCACCGCCTGCGGCAGCACTACCTGATCCAGCAGGGTGGTTACCACCGGCATATCCTTGATTGGCTGTACCAGAGCCACCACTAGTCGATACATCATTTCCTCCTGCGCCGCCACCAGAACCGCCAGATGTGCCATTCGCATCAGTTTTTGCACCGCCGCCACCGCCTGAAGATGTAATTGTAGAAAAAACAGAATTAGAACCACTTGATCCATTAACAGAACCACTAGCTTGAGCGCCACCTGCTCCAACCGTAATGGTGTAATTAGTCCCTGTCACTAGTTTTAATTGCGACTCAGCAGACCCGCCGCCTCCCGTTGGAGAAACAGAGGAACGAACGCCGCCACCACCGCCACCGCCACCGTAATAAACTGTGTTTAAAGAAGATCCACCGCCACCTGCTACAACCAAGAAATCAACAGGAAAATTATTTTTAAATGTAACAGTCTCGCTAGTCGTGCTAGTCGCAGTCACCGAGTAAATGTTAAACCCTCCGCTAGTAGTAGATGTCTGCGTCACTCCACCGGAGAAGGTTGCGCTAATGCTGTCGATTGTTCTGAGGATGATTACGCCGCTACCTCCTGCTTTGCCAGCGTAATACGAACTTGTTTGATACCCGCCAGCACCACCGCCTCCACCTCTATTGGCAGTCCCCGCAGTACCTGCATCTCCATTTGCGCCGCCGCCGTTGCCGCCGCCACCCGATCCACCTGTGCCGCCATTTGTTCCACCGCCGCGACCATCTCCACCGCCAGCGCCACCACCTGCGTAAGTTACTGACGATCCAGATATGCTAGACGCAGTTCCAGCGCCCCCATTTCCAGCATTGCCGGATGGGGAACTTCCACCAACCGCACTAGCGCCACCGCCACCGCCGCCAGTAATATCGCCTGCGCCGTTGTTGTGGCCTGAACCTCCATTGTTGCCCTGTCCTGATGTTCCATTTCCAACTGTGGCTATGACTGTGCCTCCACCTGAGCCGCCGTTTCCTGCATTGCCATCGGCTCCGTAACCACCGCCAGTAGAGGTGATAGAGCTAAAAACAGAATTTGCTCCAGCTGTTCCAGCGCCGCCGCCGACCGCGCCAGTTCCACCAGCGCCAACCGTGACTGTGTAGCTTGTTCCAAGTGTTAGTGCAACCCCATTGGCGGTTCTATAACCACCAGCACCACCACCACCAAATCCACCCCCACCGCCGCCACCCGCAACAACCAAGTAGTCAACCGAAGGTGTAGTCGCAAAAGTCACAGTCTCCGAAGTGGTCGAAGTCGCTGTGACCGTATAGATGTTGTAGCCGCTAACTGCGCTGCTGAATGTGTAGGTTACGCCGCTTGAGAATGCAGCATAAACAGTCGATGGCACTTTGATGATGACTACGCCAGAGCCGCCAGCACCGCCAGTGGTGTAGGTTGTGAATGAAGTGTTGGATGACCAGCCGCCGCCACCACCGCCACCAGTGTTTGCCGTCCCCGCATAACCTATATTGCCGCTATTGCCGCCATTGCCGCCGCCACCAGCGCCGCCAGAACCACTTGTTCCACTATTGGCTACACCTGCGCCACCACCGCCAGAATAAGTTACAGATGAACCCGTAATGCTAGATGCAGTTCCAGCGCCACCAGAACCACCAGTTGATCCTGATCCAGCAGTACCATTTGATCCTGATGCGCCGCCACCACCGCCACCACCGCCGGGGTATGGGCTTGAATTTACGCCGCCAGCACCATTTGCACCTTGCGATGGAGATGTACTCGGAGTATTACCTGTGCCACCAGTGCCAGAATTGCGAGATGCGCCGCCTCCAGAACCACCAGAACCACCTGCGCCGGTTCCATCATTATCGCCACCAAGACCACCGCCAGCAGAAGTGATCGTGTCAAAAACGCTATTACTGCCAGCAGTTGACCTGATTGGACTTCTAGCGCCAACACCACCAGCACCTACCGTTACTGTGTAACTAGTACCATAAGATAAAGTCGCGCCTGTAACGGATCGCATACCACCGCCGCCACCGCCACCGCCACCAAAATCTCCACCTCCACCTCCACCCGCTACAACAAGGTAGTCAGCAAGTATTCCCGCAGCACCACCGGCTAGGAAAAAGTTTTTAGCGGCGAACATTACGGGGTATATCCTTGTGCAATTGAACCGTACCAGTTCGTTCCATCGCTGATAAATGTCAAGATGTCCATTTTGCCCGCAGTCGCGGTAATCGTCGGCGCACCGCTTGTGCCCCACTTGACACTGGTGAATGTTGCCGTACCGTTGCCCGTACTTGCAGCTTGCTTAAGCAGCAGCATAAAAGACTTACCGGCAGTTGCAGTTGGCATAGTAAACGCGCAAGCAGTTGATGCAGTAAGCGTAGCGGTCTGCACAGTGCCATTGGTCAGCGACAGTGTGTTTGATGTTGTCACTGTGCCAATTGCAACGACGCTCTCGACATAGCTAGTGACCGTTGGATTAGTAAGCGTTTTATTTGTAAGCGTATCGGTTGTATCTGTACCGATTAGCGTAGTTGTTGCCGCTGGCAATGTGCTGGTGTAAGTCGATGCAGTGTTTGGGCTGGTAAGAGTAATTGCCCCTGCGCCGCTTGCGTTGCCTGAAACAGTCAATGTACTCATAGGATCACCCACCGTTGTCCAGATGCGACAGTTATTCCAACGCCGCTGTTAATCGTCATCGGCCCAACTGAAAGACCGTTTGTCCCTGATGCAATTGTATAGCTTGATGTAATGGTCGTATAGTTTATTAAAATCGTATTGCCAGCAGCACTGCCGCCGCCGCTATAGCCACTGATACCACTGTAGCCTGATATACCAGACCATCCGCTAATGCCGCTGCCGGAATAGCCAGATATTCCTGATCCAGAATAACCAGAAATGCCGCTGCCAGAATATCCAGAAATTCCAGACCAGCCGGAAATGCCGCTGCCACTGTAACCGCTAATGCCCGATCCGCTATAGCCAGAAATTCCAGACCAACCAGAAATGCCACTGCCAGAATATCCGCTGATTCCGCTGTAACCGGAAATGCCGCTAAATCCGCTGATGCCTGATCCGCTGTAGCCAGACCACCCGCTAATTCCACTGCCGGAATATCCAGATATTCCTGATCCAGAATAACCCGAAATTCCGCTGTAGCCGCTGATACCGCTGTAGCCGCTAAACCCGCTGATGCCGCTATACCCGGATTGGGTATACATCACTTGCGTAGCGGTAACGATCAGTGACGGTATTGCTGGTGCTGATCCCGATGCAGCCGCCGTATCCAATCCAATGTTGGCATTATCCGTTTGCCACACCAATTCCAAATAATCACTGGCGGCAAGTTTCAGCACAAAATTCCATGCTGGAACAACATACGGATTATTAGTTGGTACTGTTATTTTGGTATCGGTATCAGGAACATTTGTACCGTTTTTGCGAAGCCAAATGTTTACTGTATTGCCTGAACCGCCGCCGCCATTATTATGAAACTGCGCTGAAAATTGCAGATCATAAACGCCAGCAACATTAAATATAATTTGTGATCCAGACGCAACAGACACACCGACAGAATCTGTGTCGGTATTGTTTAGCGTCATTACAGTCGGAGTATTTGCCGTGGCGGTTTGATTTGCTGTAGACCAGAACGATCCCCAGTTACCCTGTGCGCCGCCAACGCCAGCAGCACCAGATGCGCCGCTGTAGCCAGATCGCCCTGAATATCCGCTGATGCCTGACCATCCAGAAGTGCCGCTGTAACCAGAAATGCCGCTGCCGCTATAACCGGAAATACCCGATCCTGAATAACCTGAGATTCCGCTATAGCCAGACCAGCCGCTAATTCCGCTAAAGCCAGACAGTCCAGACCATCCGCTAGTGCCTGAATTGCCGCTATAGCCTGAGATTCCAGAATAGCCGCTGATGCCGGAAAAGCCACTGATGCCGGAACCGGAATAGCCGCTGATACCAGAGAATCCAGATATGCCGCTATCGCCCGATATTCCGCTGTAGCCGGATGTTCCGCTGTAACCGGATACGCCAGACCCTGAATAACCGCTGTAGCCAGATTGACCGCTATAGCCGCTAACGCCAGACCCGCTGTAACCTGATATGCCTGAGTAGCCACTGATGCCACTACCAGAATATCCGCTGGCTCCTGAATAACCAGATTCGCCGGAAAAGCCACTGATACCCGAATCGCCAGAAAACCCACTAAGGCCAGATTCTCCGCTGTAACCGGATTCGCCACTGTAGCCTGACTCGCCGGAATACCCGCTAAGACCTGAGTCTCCAGAAAAGCCACTAATGCCAGAATCTCCAGAAAAGCCACTATCCCCGGAATATCCGCTTATGCCAGAGTCACCTGAAAAGCCGCTGGCTCCAGACTCTCCAGAGTAGCCACTAATCCCAGACTCACCAGAAAATCCGCTGATACCAGATTCACCGCTGTACCCGGAAATGCCGCTATCGCCACTAAATCCAGATAGACCAGAATCGCCACTGTACCCAGATAAGCCAGAGTCACCAGAGAATCCGCTTAGTCCAGATTCACCGCTAAATCCTGAGATTCCACTATCCCCAGAATAGCCGCTGGTTCCTGATTCGCCAGAAAAACCGCTAAGACCAGATTCACCAGAAAAGCCGCTAAGACCGGATTCGCCGGAATAACCACTTATTCCTGAATCGCCACTAAAGCCAGAATCACCAGAGAAACCACTAACTCCAGATTCCCCGCTGTATCCAGATATTCCGCTATCTCCAGAAAATCCGCTGATGCCGGAATCGCCAGAGAATCCACTAATGCCGGATTCGCCAGAGTAACCACTAATTCCAGAATCGCCAGAGAATCCACTTATGCCTGAGTCTCCACTATAACCAGAGAAACCAGATTCACCACTTACGCCTGATCCTGAGTATCCAGAGAAACCACTTTCTCCAGAAAATCCACTTGTACCTGATTCGCCACTATAGCCAGATTCGCCACTAAAGCCGGATTCACCGCTGTAGCCAGACAATCCCAGACCGGAATATCCTGAGAATCCAGATTCTCCTGAATAGCCTGAAATGCCACTGCCAGAGTATCCACTGATGCCTGAAAATCCTGACAAGCCACTGTAACCACTTGCGCCGCTTTGCGCGATACCATCCAGACCAGAAAAGCCTGATATACCAGAAAAGCCTGAAGTGCCGCTGTAGCCGGAAATGCCGCTGTAACCAGATTGACCAGATGCACCGCTGTAGCCAGATGCACCACGGATACCACGATCTATGGTGATGTCAACGCCGGGGTTAGGTGTTACTTCAACATTGACATTGTTACCCTGCGTTACGGTAACTTCCGTCTGGTTGACACTTACATTAATTTCAGATGGTTGCGTTTGAGATATGGATAGAGTCGGCATCTCAATTCACCACCCCATCGCTACGCACTAAGAACAGAAGGAAGATGATGCTGTCTTGTGCTGGAGTAGTCCCCACGGCAGGGAATCCAATCTTGATTCGACCTGAGAATGCTACGCAATTGTTGATCGCAATGTT